CTGAATGACCGTCAGAAGACGATCCTGTAACCGTCGCTCGATGACTGCTTCGCCGCTCTTGTCGAGCTGCTCTAGTAGGCGGTGAGCGCTCATCCGCCAGCCATCGCAGATCGTCTTTGCCGCGTTCCAATGCTCCACCGTGACCGTCGGCGCATTGTCGTCTGTCTTGAGCCAATCGAGTGCGGCGAACAATGACGCCAACTTGAACGCCTGCACGTGCATACGCCCGTACACCCCTTTCAGCCGCTCATCGAGTTCGACCTCGCGGCGCGGATCGCACAAGCGGCGCAGATGGTCGCCATACTGTTGAACCTCTGCCCAACACTCGACGTTCAAGCGCAGCGCACCCGGCGCAGACCAGCCCATTTCGATCATTTCTGGCGCGGGCAAACGCTCATGCAAACGGCGCAGATCGTCGATCAATTCAAGCGGCGCGGGCTGGTAGACGAGCGATGCGGGACGCTCAGCGTAATCGGGTTCAGGCATGAGCAGCGCAAAGCGGACGAGCAAACCGTTGTCCCAATCGCCCGTGCTGATGGCGCAGCCCAAACTGGCGGGCGTCGTCACACCCAAAATGCTCATAGGCGTATTCCCGTTCCTGTCGCAGACCCACGCCTACCGAATTATCGTGATGCACGAACACGTCGGGCGGGTGCGTAGAGGCTCATGCAATCACGACAAATGAGTAGGCGACGAGACGACGGCGACCACTGCCCAAGCACAACAGATTCGCGCTTGCAGGTGGGGCAGATCGGGCGATTGACGCCAATGAGGAGCGGAAGCTGGTAGGTCATTCTGTCACTAAGTCCCCGCGTTCCATTGCTCGGCGGTAAAGCCGTTTCCCCCGACGATGCTTCCAGTCATAGAGCAGTTCGGCATGGCGAATGAAATCAACGCCCAATTCGCATGGTTCGCGTTTGGGGAAACAGATGATTGCTTGATCAGCGTATTCAGCGAACTTGATCCATGATGTTTCGCTGTACGTCGGTAATAGTTTGCGCTGCAAGGCTGCTTCTTTCAGTACCGACGCGATGTGTCGCTGCCATGCACCCTTTGTCGCAAAGAATGGTCGCAAACGGTCTTTTTCTTCTGAAGTCATCACTTCTCTGATCACGCAGTGTTCACCCCATTCCAGCGTTCCAGCATGATCTTGGCATACCGTTCCGCGAACTGTTCACGGTAGTCTTTGCACCAGTGCGTGTGACTTTTCGGGTACAGGACGAAATGAGCGATATGCCCGAACTCGTGCGCGATAGTGTCTAAGATGGTCATGATGCGCCGATAGCGGGTATAGATGTAAATGGTGGGGAGAGGACGGCGGAAAAAGCAGCACATCCCGTGAAGGTGTGATTCAGCACGGCTTTTGCCCGTCTGGAAGATGATTTGAACTTCCCCCGTAAAGCCTGACAGCGTAAGATCGTCGGCGCACAACTGGATCATCTGACGGATGCGTTGATCCAGTTGCTTGTAAAACGTCCGCCGATTACGCTTGTAGACGTAGTTCACGACCATCCGAAGAAGTCCTTTGCCCATTCAAAGCGCACGCCCGCGTTCGCCGCAGCCTGACGGTCGGTGTCCATATCGCCAACGAACAGCGTGTCCGCTGGTTGAAATTCACACAGCAGCATAATCACCAGCAGCATTCCCGGCGCTGGCTTCCGATAAAACGCACGGGTAACGATCCCGTCGCTCGGATTGTGTAGTAGTGCCGTTGGTAAGTCAGGTTTCGCGTTCTCGTGATAGATGCACATTTCCCACTGTGCCGCGCCAATCTCTTGGGCAGCGGTATAAACACGGTCTTTCGCGTCTTGGAGCGTGCATAAACCCAGAGAAACGCCTCCCTGATTACTGGCAATTGCGAGTGTATGCCCCTGCATCCGAAGCTGCTTACACTTGCCAACTACGCCGAGGATCATCACTTGTTCGCTCAGACGGTTGGGGACTTTGATACCAGGGATCGGGCGCACGAGCGTTTGGTCAAGATCGAAGATGATCAGCTTGCCCATAGTTAATCCTCTCTCGGAAAGCGAATAATGTTGGGTGGTTCGTCGGTTGTAGGGGGCAGCGACGAGCCGTTCATCTCGGAGAGTCCCGGCTTCCGCAGCACGTTGATCATGGTATCGATCACCGTTCGGTAGAGCGTTGGATCGGGAAACGTTTCGGCTTCTGCCGTTGTGAGCATTCCGATCACCATCTCACCCCATTCCTGAACATCCCAGTATTCCGCCAGTTCCATCGCCCATTCAACCACGAGGTGTTCTTTATAGCGCTGTGTTTCCTCATCGTCGGCAAGTCGGATCACACGCGGGCGTGTCGGCATGAAGTCGATTGTTTGCCACGTCCAAAACTTCTCGCTGGTATCGCGCTCAGCGAGAAACTCTGCCCATGCCTGTTTTGCGGAATCAATCTGCGTAACGCGCACGAGGATACGTTCGTCCAGAACGAGCAGTGTTCCGTGACCGTGACCAGCAGGGATGGCGATTAGCATGAGTTAGTCCTTTATCTCAGGCATTTTGGGCATTTCTTTGTCGTGGGGGTCTAAGGCGAAAGATGCCCATTCCCGCACAAGAGGATCGGGATCGGTTTCCGCAATGCGATCAAAGGCGGCTTCTGCGTTTGCGGGCAGGTAGATTTGATGGTGTTCAATAATTGCCAGCATCATTCCCTGAATCGCTTGAACACGATACCAGGGTTCAGGAACTTCGAGCATCGGGATCAAAGAGAGAATCGTTTCGTTGAGACTGCGGTTATACATTTCAGGCGCTTTCTTCTGTGGCGGAATACGACCCGGATTACCACCTACATCGATACACCGAACGTAGGGGTTGTAGAGCATGAGGCTTTGTAATGCCTCAAAAACGTTGTACAAAACGTCAACTACAGCTTCGTCAGCGGCATGTTTTGCGACAGCCCCGCCCGTGATGCAGATGTAGTTCTGAAGTGAGGGGTACAGATGATCATCGACCTTCATACGCCCGCCATCGCTTCGATCACTGCCCATGTCATTTCGCAGTCTGCCAGTGCGTTGTGCGCGTCCTCGAATTCCAGATGGAAATGTGCGGCTGCATCACTGAGGGACTTGAAGTTGAAGGATTGGCGTTCGGGATTCCAATCGCCCATGAACCATGAGACGGGTTGGATCACATCGATCACTGCGAGCGGGTGAATCGGGATCAGCGAGTGCCGCGCACACGTGCGGTGCAGGACGGTTAAATCGAAGTCCACGTTGTAGCCTACAATGATAGAGCGGGTGAATGGTAGGCTCAACTTCAGGAACACGTCGCAGAATTCAGGCGCATCCGTCAGCATTTCCGGCGTAATCTGGTGAACGGCAGCAGCTTCCACGTTTTCGCTGACAGCGCTCATCTTAAGCGGTTTTACGAACGTATTTAGTACCATAGGCGCAATCTCACCCAATTCTGTTTTGACAGGGGGCTTGTAAAGACCAATGCTCAGGGGTTCTGCTTTCAGCTTATCGTTCGTCGTCGTTTCCATGTCGAAAACTGTGATCTGATAAGCAAGTTTCGTAACCATGCCCGCCCAATTGATCGCCGATTGACGATATGCCGCTAGATCGGGCGTAAACGGCACATCCGGTACAGCTTCCGGCGAACGCGGTTCGATGCGGCTAATGCTGAAATAGCCGTTTGTGTCCTTGAACAGTTCAACGCAGATCGGGTGTTCTTCCCACGTTAGACGCTGCCCATCCTGCAATGACACGAGTTCAGGATAAGCACGGAGTATCATCCCGTAAACGGGGCTGTTGTTGAAAATAGAAACGGATTCCCCTGTCTTTGCGGTGAATCGCAGATAGAGGACTTTATTTTTGGTGAGTGCGCCCACAACGCTTGTTAACTGGAAGGGCATTATTCCACCTCGATTTTGAGTAGAGCAAAGTAGATAGACAGTGTTTTTGTAAGCCCTGGCGCGTCAAAAACTTCGCGCGCGATTTTTGCTGTCCACAGGACTAAAGGATCGGTAAGCTGACCGTTTTCCAACCGAACGCCGTTGTAGCCTGTGATCCCGTTCGGATCGCCGTCAGTATAGGTAATTTCACCATGCCCCATTATTTCAGCGATGTGCAGACGAGCTTTCTCTTCATCTTGGGTGGCAAAAATTGTCCGCCAATTGTAATAATGCCTAGTAAGCAGAAGCAGCATCTTCATCCTCTCAAAATAGGCTTTGCTGAATGGGATTACCAAGCGCACGAAGTGATTTGGCAGTGAGGTGAATGACTTCGACATTCGGACGCATCTGCACGATGAACTCCGCTGCGTTCCGGCGGTGGCAGGTTTCCCAGTTGGGACAAGCGCACATCAGAATAACCGGCTGTTGGGGGAGCAGGGCGAGGACGATTTCGCCGCCTAAAATCGGGTTTGCCAGCATAATCCCGTGTCCAAGATCGCCCTTGTAGTTTTTGTTTCCCAATCCAGAGATATGCAGATAGCGACTTCCCCAAGCAGTGCGGAGCGTGTTTTTGCTCCATTGGGGATGCCGCGAACGAGCAGAATATCGGATGTCTGCAATGCTTGCATTGATCCGTGCTGCGGCGTCGATAATTTCTTGAGGCTCTATTCCTGTGTAACCGAGCGTATAAAGTGGTTGCATCGCTCCCCCTTAAATATGTGATTTATTGTACCACATACCATGTGGTATAGCAAGCCTCTTGCATTCGATAAAAACCGTGCTATATTGTAGAACATAAATTCGTATTACCGCCTCTCGTCTAAGGTTTAGGACGCGTGCCCTCTCAGGCACGAAATGCAGGTGCAAGACCGGCGGGGCGGTCTTCTGAAAACAAACGACAGATATTGATCTGTCGTTTTGCTTTAGTGGAAGGAAATGTAATATGCGACTTACAGAAGCCATCATTTCAGGCGATCAGGCGTTAATCTCGGAAGCGATCAAGCAGGCGACGATTTCGGAACTTCGCCAACAGTACCGCGAATTGTCGCTTGACAGCGGTAAAAATCACGTTGTTCTCCTCGCATTAGAAACCGCGATTGGCAAGCGGCAGAAGCTAATCGGGGAGTAGTTTGGGTGTCAAATCCTGATATTTTATTTCGGGGCATACCGCGCGGACCAACACGGAGTTACACCGCACGTGTAATCAGTGCCGTGAAACCCGATTTACTGATCGTCCCCTGTACTGGCTCATTTTCACTTGCTTACGTTGCGCGATTGGCAGGTGCTGCGAATATTGTTTGTGGCGACATTAGTCTGTATTCCACGGCTATCGGTAACGCGATCATGGGTACGGATTGGCGACTCGACCTTAAGTCGGATGATGACTATGCCGCGCTTGCCAAGCCCTATCTGACGAGTGACCCGATCACCAAAGCGGCTGCCGTGCTGCTGGTGATTCGAACGCTTCAGTACGTGCGTAAGAATCAGAAGATGTACCACGAGCATCGCCGCCGCGAACTGATCCGCAATGCTCCCACCTACATTGACCAACTGAAAACCCAGATCGAAGCCATTGCTGATCTCCTCAAAGGGGTGATCTACAAACCACAGGACATGTGGGTCACGATGGAAGAATACTGCGATAGGGAAGGGGTGATTAATTTGATCAATCCCCCGCGCTACAGTGGCGGATACGACCGCATGTTTAGAGGCGTGGATAATGTGTTTGATTGGGATCAACCTCAAGTACAGCAGTTTGTTGAAAAAGACTACGCCCGGCTCATGGAAAATCTTGGAGTAAAGCCTGCGCTGTCGCTGATGTACTACGCGACGGATGGCGAAGACCCTGTGTCACTCGAAAAATGGGGAGACCCCTGGCGTAGCGTGTTCGCAGATCGTCCCGGCAAGATTGGTCACAGCGCAATCAACTGGATCATTGCCAACCGTGACCCGGTGGGTATTGAGGCGAACCGCGCCAAGATCAATGTGGGGCAAGCGAAATACCCACTGTTCAAAGGCGGGATTACACCGATCTCCCAGATTCACGCGATCAAAGTAGATAAGGTCACCGGTGATTGGTATCGAGACCTGTTCATTCACAAGCTGCCCGGCTCGGTGACCGAGGTCTATATTGGTCTGTTTATGGACGGGATGCTGATGGGCATTGCGGGCGTTCACCTTGCCGACTACCGACGCGGTAAAACCATCAAGAAGGGCGAAAAAATGCTTGACCAGTGTGCCAGCGTGACGTTTGCGTTCACGTGTCCACACGACGGATATGCGCGGCTGCATAAGCTGACCTTGATGAGCATTGCCTCGTCATGGTTCTGGGACGACGTGCTTCGCGGGGATCGCACTTTCGAGCTTGATGGTCCGCCCAAACACGTCAAGACGACGATGCTTACGCCACATGCAGAAAACAAAACCGCCCGTGGGATCATGACTCTGGATACCCGCGAGAAGCAGAAAGACGGTACGTACAAGCTGACGTACAGTGCAGTGATTACGCAGCGTACACGAGAGATGACGGTAGGCGAATGGCTGAAGAAGTTCGGTTCAAAGACCTGATCGCACTCGTTGAGTCCGGCGATCTTGAAAAACTTTATCGCCGTGAGCTGCCCCCGCGCGAAGGCGACTTTATCAAAAGCATAGTCGCACCGCGCGTATGCGGTTTTGTGAAGGAGATCAAGCAGGCTGGCACGAAAGCCAACCCCATTGCGGCGTTTACGATAACACTGGCGAACGATAGCGAAACGAGCATCCTGCAAAACGATTATGTGTTTATTGCGCCGAAGGAATATGACCTGTGAGTGACGTAGCCAAACAAGCCTACCATGCGTATGGCGAGGTGACCGACTTCAAAAACTACCAAGGGCTGCCGATGCCCGAATGGGACGCCTTGACCGACACGATTAAGGCGGCTTGGCAAGCCGCCGTAGAGAGCGTGCAACAAACTGACGAGCCTGAGCAGGTAGTGATCATCGATAGTAGCATTTCGCCTGTCTACTGCCGGGTGCAGACGGATAAGTTGACGATCACCGGTTGGATGTGGAATGGTGGCGAGATGATCGTCATTCAACCTTCTGTCAGCCCCATTCAACAGGGGACGATCCTCTATCTGTTGAGGAGGGATATTCGCTCAATCACACCTGTGGACGTGCCGATCCCCTTCCCTGAGATTGCATCCGAAGAAGGCACTTATTGTTGGGTGTTTCGAGGCACGTTGAATCATGCCAACGGCGGATTCCTAGATTTGAATGGTACAGCTTCCGATACCGAGATTGTGTTGCAGCAAACTGAGGCGGGTGAGAACGAATGGGTTCAGGTCGTCGAAGTCCGCAATAATCGTCCAGTTGGGGTCTATGAACGCAACTCGGGTGAGAATGAATGGCGGCATCGGCGGTATGACACGAATCCGTTGTGGGGCATGGATAGATGACCTGCATTATCGGACTCGTTCATGAAGGCAAGGTCTACATGGGCGGCGACAGTATGGCGGCGAGTGGCTGGGATCGAAGTATTACGGCGCTCCGCAAGGTTTTCCATGTTGGAGAATTCCTAGTTGGATATACCAGCAGTTTCCGAATGGGACAAATTCTTGAATACCACCTCAACGTTCGTTCACCCGAAGAAGGGGAGAGCGAATTGCGGTATATGGTAGTTGCGTTTGCTGAAGCAGTTCGGGCATGTCTCAAGAGTAATGGTTACTCCACTGTCCAAAATAACGAAGAAAAGGGCGGTACTTTTTTAGTAGGCTATCGCGGTAAGCTCTATTGCGTTGCCAATGATTTTCAAGTGAACCCTTATGCCTATAACTTAGGCGCATGTGGATGTGGGGAGTCTTATGCGCTTGGGGCGATGCTCGCCCTTCAAGAGACATTGGTTGATCCAGAGGCACGTATTCTACGCGCACTGAAAATCACCGAAACATTTAGTAGTGGGGTCGTTGGACCATTCTATGTGGAGGTGCTATGACGCAATTTGATATTGGCGCACTCGCGCAAGCATTCGATCAGAACTTACCGCCGGAAGCGCTGAACCTCGTGCTAGAGCGCGTCAGCCGTATGATCTACCCCAATGCGGGGTTGCGCCTGATCTGGTTGTCCGTTGACGACGTGCGCGAACAGGACATTAACGCGCAGTCTATGTCAAAGGCGATGTTTGACCAGCTTGTAGACAACATCAAGAACACGGGCGCGCCGGAGTCGCTGCCGCTGTTGGTGAAGGTCGATGGTGGTATCGAAATCATTTCCGGGCATCATCGGACGCGGGCGATTCGCGCAGCGGGGCAGAAGATGTTTCTGGCGCTCATGTACGAAAGCCTTGATCGAGCGCGGATTCATTCCAAACAGCTGGCGCATAACTCGATCAATGGCACCTCCGATCCCGAGATCGTACAGCGCATTTGGGAGCGGATCACCGATGTGCAGGCACGCTTTGAAGCCTTCATTGATCCGCGCATGTTCGATAGTCTCAAGCCCATCAGCTTTAAGCCCGTTGATGTAGATATGCAGGCAACAGCAAAAACAGTCTTGATTGTTTTTCTGCCTACTCAACTGCAAGATTTTGATGCGGCGCTCGATGCGATCATGCCCAAGAGCGATGTGGATAAGGTTTATTTGGCAAATCGTGAGACGTATGAGGGATGGCGTGCGGCGCTGCTGAAAACCCGTACCCATTTAGAAATCGTCAATGCGCCAACGGCGCTCGCTGAGATGGCACGTCTCGTCATCGAATACCTAGAGTCCCAGGAGTAACCCCGATGCCAGGCGCAAAAAAGGGAAAGAAGTCTGTTGTCTGGTATGAAGACACGGATATTTTAGCGCGTCTGGCGGTCGTGTCGTCGATGAAGGTGCAGGGCGCGTCTCCGCTGCAAATCTCCGAGGCGCTTGGCTATACGCTTCGCTCTGCCTATCGGGATATTCATCGCTGTGACGAACTCTATAAGCGCGAGTCTATTGAAGATGTGATGACCAACCGCAATCGCAGTATTGCCCAGTTCCGCGAAATTCAGATGCGCTCGTGGGAACAATATCGAGAGAACAAGAAAAACTTGCAGGCGCTGCGACTGGCAGCAGAGATGGAAGATCGAATCGTTGAATTGCAAGGCACACGGAAGCCAATAGGGGTTGATGTAACGACAGGTGGTGAAAGTCTCCATCGTTCGGTGCGTAATTTGACCGATGAAGAACTGGCACGGATCGCAGCCGGGGGATGATGATCAACCGTCAGCAGGCGGCGGCGGAAATGCTTTTGCGCCGCCGCGCCCGCGAAACGTTAATAGATTTTACCAGCTTTACCTTTCCCGGCTATTTAGCCGATCCTGTACATCATTTGATTGCGGATACCCTCGATCAAGTGGTTGCAGGGCATATCAGACGTTTACTGATTAATATTCCCCCGCAGTTTGGAAAATCTGAACTTGCGTCCGTTCGTCTCCCTGCCTACTGGCTTGGCAAACGTCCGAATGATCCCGTCGTTATTGCGAGTTATGCCGCCGATCTTGCTGAACTAAAATCGGGTGAAGCTCGCGGCATTGTCGAGAATGAGGACTATCAAGCCGTCTTCGGGGATCGTCGGACAAAAGATTTACCGCCCGTTAAGACGCGCCGCGATAGTCGCGCAGTCAATCAATGGGGTCTCGCGTACCCGTATCGCGGGCGCGTGCGTGCTATTGGTATTGGCGGCGGTTTGTCGGGCTTTCCTGCGAAACTCGCCATTGTCGATGACCCGCATAAGGACTGGAAAGAAGCGCAGTCACTGACCGTCCGTGACGCGGTTTGGGGATGGTATAAGTCCGTCCTCCGTACCCGTATGGGCGAGGGCGGGGCGATCATCGTCATTCAAACCCGCTGGCATGAGGATGATCTCACCGGACGGTTGCTCAAATATTTTCCCGATATGTGGACGCTGCTGCGTCTGCCAGCAAAGGCAGAAACTCAAAAAGTACGGGATGACAATAACGAGTATCTCGGACAACCGCGCGGGCTGTCTGATCCGCTTGGACGTCAACCCGGCGAAACGCTGTCTCCGAGTCGCTACAGTCAAGCTGCTGTCGATGAAATGGAAATCGAAGTCGGTTCAGTCGTTTGGGCATCACTCTATCAAGGCGTCCCACGTGCGCTTGAAGGTGGCAGATTCAAGCGCGAATGGTTTACCCGTATCCAGAGAGCTAAAGCTGTTGATGTCATTGCTCGCGTCCGATATTGGGATAAGGCAGGAACGGCAGGCGGTGGCGCGTATACCGCTGGTGTGCTGATCGCTAAGGGCAGAGATGGTAAATTCTATATTGAGGATGTTGTGCGCGGTCAGTGGTCAGCCCGTGAGCGCGAAGAAATCATGAAACAGACTGCCCAGTTCGATGCTCAAGAACACGGGAGTAATTGGTCAGTCGATATATGGCACGAACAAGAACCGGGTGCAGGGGGCAAAGAAAGCGCCGAAGCGACAAATGTAAATCTTGCAGGCTTTAATGTCTATAAGGATTTGCCTGTTGGGAACAAGGATGCCCGTCTTGAGCCATTCGCAGCGCAGGCTGAAGCCGGGAACATCATCCTGATCGAAGGCGTGTGGAATCGGGATTATGTTGAAGAACTGGTTGCTATCCCCAACGGGGCATATCGTGATCAATCGGATGCGACAAGCGGCGCGTTTAACAAGTTAAATAATGCCGATCCCGGTGAAGTGCGGACAGCTAGGTTCAAATGGTAGAACAGTTGTGCTTATTTGTGATACCATAAAGGCATGACTACATTTGAGCGCATTTTGCTCCAAGCTGAAGCGGCAAAACAGGCGAAACTCTCTGCCCATGATCTAGAAAAGGGAAAAGAGTGGTACAGAGCGTCTGAAATTTGGGAGAACATCGGGGAATGCGATCATCGCCCGACAGAATTTGAGGCAGTCGCTCTCCTACAAGAGCAATATTACATCATCATCAGACCCGTGGTTGTTCCAACACCTGTTCCCGTCCCTATCGACGAATTTAACTTCGATAAGTATTTAGCGCCCGTGCTGACATGGGGCGCACATGCAATTGAGGCGTGGGGGCTTAAGCCCGTGCTTAATTGACACGCAGACTATAATCAAAATTGAAACACAGAACGCCCGTTCGGGCGTTTTTGCTTTAGAAAGGCACGATGGCAAATCTACTTCAGGAACTGATCGGCTCCGCAAAGCGGTTTACGATCCGCTTGCGGAATATATGGTCAACCTATACCCAAACAGATTTGACGCAGCCTGATTATGCCTTCTGGGATCGGGCGCGGCGCGGCAAAGCGGTTGGCTTAGAAATCAGCGGATTGCTACTGAAGCCGCTCGCGTCGAAGATCGCATCCTATGTCATGGGGCAGGAGCCGCGCTGGAAATGTGAGGATGCAAACGCACAAATACGACTTAACGAATGGTGGTCATCTGCCCATGCACAGATGCTGCGAACTTATGAAGAGTCGCTCAATTTAGGCGACTTCTATATCGTTATCAATGCCGATCTGAGCACGACAATTATCCCTCCACATTTAGTTGACCCCATTGTGGACGAGAATAATTTCAGCCAGAGAATCGGGTTTCGGATTACCCAGTCATTCTCTCACCCAACCGATACGGGTAGAACAATGACCATTGTGAACGAATACACCGCTGAAAAGCGTGTGGAAACGATCACGCGCAGCGATGGTGCGCCCACGAGTCCCAAATCCTACAAGAACCTGATCGGACTTATTCCTGTGGTTCATGTTCCCAACCGTAAAGGCATGGACGAGGAATATGGCAGACCGGAAGGGGAGGGTACGATTCCGCTTTTGCAAAAATATGGTGAAATTATTGACGCCGCGATCAAAGGGAATATCCGGCAGGGCAGACCGACGCCCGTCATTGAACAGATGGGCGATACCCGTGCAGTGGAGCAATTCTGGCAGAAGTATGGACGAACTGTCACCCAAGAAAACCTCGACGGTACGACCGAAGCAAATACCGTGATCGATTTCGACGCGGATAATCTGGTCACGCTGCCTGGCACAGCTACTTTCTCCTATAAAAGCCCGGTATCCGCCAGTAAGGATGTTGAGGTCTTACTCGGACTGCTGTTCTACCTGTACCTGCAACATACGGAAGTCCCTGAGTTCGTATGGGGCAATGCCATTGCTTCTAGCAAGGCGAGTGCCGAAGCGCAAATGCCGCCGTTTATCAAGTGGTTGGAGAAGAAGCGTGGGCTTGCAGAGACATGGATGCAGCAGGTCGCTCGCATCGTAGTCGCCTACTACAGCATCTTCGAGACACGCATTAATGCCCAAACGAAGATCGCTATTCAGTGGCAGCCGCTCAATGAAGAAGATGGCAAATTGATCCTTGATGCCCTGAAATATTTCCACGGGGAACAAGCGGTTATCGATGATAAGACGGCGCTGGAGCTTTCGCCGCTGCGTATCGAAAACGCGGCTAAGGCGATTGAAGATGGTCGGAAACAGCGTGAAGAACGTCAAGCGGAGCAGGATGAACTTCAAAACGCTGCGATTGAACGACTCGCTAAGACGCCGGATCCCGATGAGGATGATCAGGATGAGAAACCTAAAGACCGAGCCGCATGAAGAATATCGCCAGTTCGCGCGTACTCTATCAAACGCTGAAAGAAGTGGGCAGCGATGTTAATTTGATGATGACGGATACTATTCAGCAGATTTCCGGCGTTCTAATGCAAAATACGGTGAATGGGGTGATCCCCTCGTGGAGGCGAGATATTGTGCTGGATATGTGTGGCGGGATCGTCGCAGGGTTATTCTCCCGTGGGCGAATGGTATTTGGTGTCGATGGGGTAACGCCTCTCACGCGGTTTGCTGCTATCTTAAATTACCGTATTGCTTTAGGGATTTTACGTACCCTAACCTCACATACGCTGTATCTTCAAAAAAGATTACCGGATGATCTCCTGCGATGGCTCGAAACCTCACGTCCGATCACCACTGAACAGGTGAATGTTGTCAATCCGCTTGCGGGGTATGACGCACCACATACGTGGGTCGATCCGAGAGGGTATACGCTTTCAGATCGAATCTGGCAAGTAGGTCAAAACACGCGACTGAAGATTGACGCGCTGCTGTCCGATGGCATTCGGACGGGGCGCAGCGCCTTGCAAATGTCTAAAGACCTTGAAGCGTTTTTGCTTGAGGGTCATGAGCTTCGCACAAAAAAGCCTTATGGAAGGAACGCCAGTTATCACGCGATGGTACTGGCGCGTTCCGAGATCAGCCGTGCAGCGTCGGAAGCAACATTCGCTGCGAGTCGTGCAAACCCATTCGTCAGCGGCATGGATTGGGCGCTGTCAGCACGTCATCCCAAGCTCGATATTTGTGATTCGCTGGCAACGATAGGCATGTCTGGGGAGCGCCTCAAAGACCCGTACCCGCTCGAAGATGCGCCGATGGTCGTCGCATCTTCGCATCCTCAGTGCTGCACGCCAGGGCAATTGATCGAGACGCTACGCGGTGCGATCCCAATCGAGGATGTTCGTGAAGGTGATGAGGTGCTAACGCATGAGGGGCGGTACTGCCGTGTCCTGTGGACATGGTCACGAGAATACATCGGCGACGTAATCGAAGTTTTCACAACAACGGGACAATTTACGGTGACGCCGGATCATCCGGTGCTGCTCGGAAACTGGCGTTGGGAAAAGTCCAACAATTTACGCTATGCGCTGACATTAGCAAACGGTGAAACCGTCCTACGCGCTCATCGGTCTGTTTACACTGGATTGGTTTATAACATGCACGTCGAAACTGACAATACCTACACAGTGAATGGTCACGTCGTGCATAACTGCCTTTGTAATAACAGACCTGCCGTCACCGAGCGTGTAGACGATGTGATCGCCGCGCTACGGGCTGACCTGCAAGCCGCGCAGCCCGCACCCATGACTCCTGTTATTCCAAGTCAGTTTATGCGGACACTTGTTGGGGATTATCTGACGAGTCTCGTAA